GTGGTATTGCTCTACTTAATGCAGCTTTAAATATGACAGAAGACAATGCTGGTGAAAAAGTTTTAAGTAAAGCTATATTATCACCTTTTAAAACAATACTTGACAATGCTGGTTATAAAGAGTATAATATACCAGATAAAGATGGTTATGGTATTGATGTGGTTACAGGAAATATGGTAAATATGATTGATAGTGGCATAATTGATCCACTATTGGTAACAAAAAGTGCGTTAGTAAACGCGGCTTCTGTAGCAACTACAATATTATCAACTGATTGTATAATTAATAATATTAGATTACATGAGGGCGATAGGCAATAACTTAATAATTAAAAAAATAGAAGAACCTAATCAAGAAACTAAAGGAGGTTTATTGTTAACAGAAAAACAAAGAGAAGATGTTCGTTTTCAAAAAGCCAAAGTAATTCAAGTAGGTGATTCTGTTGTAGCTGTAAAAAAAGATAATATTATTTATTTTGATAAAGCTGCGTCTCATAGAATTGAAATTGAAAAAGAACCATATCATGTCATTAGACAAGAAAATGTGGTCGTTGTTTTATGAAAAAGCTAGACGCTTCAGATTTAAAAGATTTGAATTTGCTAAAACATTACCGTATAATACGAAAATGGGCTTGTAAAAACAACGGCTTAACTGATGCTGAGTTGGAATTAATAATTTATTTAGATTGTGTAGGTTTGTTTACTAAAAAAGATTTTGAACAAGGTGTTTATACTTTTAGTTGGAACAATAGAAGATGGAATAAATTAATACAAAATGATTGGGTTCAAGTGTGGAGACATAGAAATAGAACCACACAAAAATTTAATATATATAAAATATCATTTAAAGGTAAACAATTAATTAGTAGAGTGTATAGAATTATGCTAGGATTAGATGATATACCTATGAGTGAAAGAAGAAACAAGTTAGTTGCTGGTAATTCATATACAGATAAAGTAATGTATCAAGCAATGTATAATGTAAATAAAGATAAAAACAGATGAGTAAAAGTCCATTAAATTTCGGTATGTTTGGCGCTGCTAATATAGCTTCTGCATTAAGAGGTAGAAAGCCTAAAAATCTTAAAGAAATGCTACGTGGAGAACCAACTATGCAAGATTTGAGTAATAAACTAGATGGTATAAGCGAAGCTATTGGTTCTAATAACGCTTCTCCTGTAGATCCTATTGAAAGTGGAACGCAAGCTCCAATGTTTGAAACATCTGTTCAAGGACCTGTAGCTGATAATATGGTTCAGAACGACCCAACTAATTTCAACCCTAATACTGTTAACGCAGCCGGTCAAATGTTTGGCGAACAAATGCCAGGTTCTTTTGATAGAAACATGGGAAACAAAATATATTAAAAAAACAATTATGAAAAAATCACCCTTAAACATGGTAGAAGACAAGTCACACACTCATGCTTCTAAAAACAACTCAGTAGGTATAGTTGGGGAATCTCAAATATGGGACGGTCCACTAGATCAACAAGGAAGACCTCACGGATTTGGATCTAGTAGTGGATCTAAAGGTATGGCATTAAAATTAGGAGCAGTTCCTTACGAAGACTGTTCTATTCCAATAACACAAAGAGCAAAAAGAGGATAATCATGGCATTTAAACAAAGTAATAACCCAATATCAAGAAAAACTTCTCCAATAAATAAAAATTGGATACAAGGAGCGATAAAAAGACCAGGCGCTTTTAGAAAGAAAGCAGAAGAAGCTGGTATGAGTACTAAAGCATTTGCGGAAAAAGTAACTTCAAATAAAGAAGATTACAGCACTAGAACAGGAAGACAAGCTGAATTAGCTGAAACGTTGATGGGTATGTCTAGAGAAAGCTCTGAGCAAGGGGATTTTGATTATGAAGATCCTAATTACAGAAACACTCCTGAATACAAAAAATTTAAAAGAAAACAAAAAAGATTAGAAAGAAAAAATAAAGGGAAAGATCCAGATCAAGAAATAGTAGAAAGAGATGATGATCTTTCAAGAGAAGCTAATGAAGATATGGGTATGTCTAGAAAAGCATCTCCTTTAAATGCAGGGGACTGGGGTGATCTTAGTGGTAATAAAATCTATGGACCTGCTACTGCTGCTATACACGTTGGTAAAAAAATTATAAAAAAGGGTAAAAAGTTTGTTCAAGGAGCTGCTAAACTTGGTAAGAAAGTTGGTAAAGCAATAAAAGAAACTAGTGAAGCTGCTCAAACAGGTGGTCCTTACAAAAAATAAAAAAATAATAAATAATAAATCATGATAATAAATGCAAGTTCGTATACTAGCGCGATCCCGGTAGCTCCTAGCAATACAATAAATATCCCGGGACCATCAGCAAAGTTTACTGGCGCAACTACAGCGGTAATTGATACTAGTGGTTATTTAAGAGATACAAATGCTAATTTTGTAACTACATATAACGCTAACGGATCAATTAATAATGAAGGTGTAGCTCCAGGAATGGTTGTATATAATATGTATGCAATGACAAGTTCTAGTATTAACGCGCCAGGTGTTGCAACAGTTTTAGAAATTGTAGACAACAACACATTGTTATTATCAGCTGATATTTTTCCATTTTCTGGAGGAGTAGCAGTTCAAGATTATAAAATATTTAATTCTAACTCACAAGATTCACCAGGTGCTTGTATATATGTAGGTACAACAGGTGATATATATGTAGAAACATTACAAGGTGATTTAGTGTTTATAGAATCAGTACCTGCAGGAGATATTATTCCAGTAATGGTACAAAAAGTTTTAGTAGGTGCAGGCGCTACAGGCGGTACACCAAATACTTTAACTACCGCAGGTGAATTAATAGCATACTTTTAACAAATAAATAAAAAATAAAATGGGACACCCAATACACAAACACATGCATACTCACATTACAAAAGAAAATGTGGCTGCAGCAATTAGAGACGATAAAGCTCACATGGATTATCTTAAAAGAGATGTAAAAGATGATCAAAAATTTCACGTAGCAGATAAAGACGCTAGACAAACTCATGATGAGCAACATATTAGTAATTTAGCTCAAGATGTTAAACATGATGAGAAAAAAGAAGGTATGTCAAGAATGCAATCTCCTTTAAACGTAGGACCAGATCCATCAGGAAGTTCAAATACTCCAAAGAAAAAAGAATATTCTTTTGGGGAAAAATTAATGGGAACAGCTAAAAATCTGGGAGATAGAATATCTATGATACCTAATACAATTGCTTATGGAGGTAGATCAAGAGAAGATGTAATGAAAAACAGAGGTCATAATGATTATTCATTTCCAGAGCAAGGAAGTAATTATGATATAGGTACAGCATATCTTAAAAAGAAACAAGATAAAATCAATAAAAGAAATGAAGAAGGTTCTGCATTTTTTAGAGAATCAGCAAAACAAGAAAGAAAAGATCTTAATAAAGACAACCCTGTAGTTAAAGACGCTTCAGGAAAAAGAAAATAACAATGCCTTATACTCAAAGTTTTGGTTTAAGTAGATTATCTCCTTTAAATAAAGAGGAAGAAAAAAGTGATGCTCCAGCTGATGATATTATTCAAGATAACAATAATAATTCAAATTCTAGCTTTGATATTGACGGAATGGAGTATAAAACTCAAAGCGAATGGGGTATGTCTGATGCAGAATACGCTAAACATTTTAAAGAAGATAGTATACATGATCCTACGTTAGACGAGGTAGTTGTAAGGCCAGGTGTTGATTACGAGGAAAATCCTGATTTCGAGGAAAATTTGAAAAAGAATTTAAGTAAAAGTGAATATCAAAGACTGATGTCTGGTAAGCCTGATCCTTATAAAAAAGACTTACTTCATAAAGGTACATATGGGCGAAGTGATTATTCTAGTGCTGGTAATATAATACCTACACCAACAGGTACAGAAATTTTAGATGGTGTTCAAGCAGGATTAGGAGGTGCTGGAATGGTTCCTATGTTTGGGGCTGTTCCAGATTTAATTAATTCAGGAGTATATGGCGTGCGTGGTGCAGTTGCAGGAATGACTGGGGATATAGAAGGAGCAAAAAAGTTTGGTGGAAAATCTGCTGCAAGTCTTGGCTTTGCTGTCCCTATTATAGGAGATGGAGCTGCGGCTACTGTAAAAGGTTCAAAGTTGTTAAATAAATTTTTACCAAAATCAAATCCGTTTTCAGTAGGTAAAGATAAGTTTGCTAAGCTGTGGGGTGGTAGTGGAAAAAGCGGTAAGCATATGAAATCAAAGTGGAATTATAAAACAAGAGGAGATAAGGTTTTATGGGGAGAAAACAAACTAGGTAACGTTTCTAGAGGAGCTTTTAATTGGGCTTTTAGAAAAGGTAAAGACACAAAAAAATCACAAATGATTACTAGTTTTCTTCCGTCTATGTTTGGCCAAAAAGCTAATAAAGAAATAGCGGGTACTATTAGTTCTCACTTAAGCGGTAAAGCAGTAGCAAAAAATGCATTAAGTGATAAAGAAGGATAAATATGGCATTTAAATTAAAACCTCCATTTAATATAAACAGTTCTCCAGTGTATGAAAGAGAATTAGAAGAAGGTTGCTTAGGTAAAGGTAATAAAAATGGTACTATATTAGTAGATCCTAATCAAACGGATGAAGCTAAAAAAAGTGTTATAGATCATGAAGAGGTACATATTGATCAAGTTAAAAGAGGTGATTTAAACTATGATGACAAAAACGTGTATTGGAAAGGTAAATCATATTCTAGATCAAAAATGAAAGAAGGTGATCCAAATCTACCTTGGGAAAAAGAAGCTTATAGTAAAACAGATCCTTACGAATCATTATGAGTAAAAAGAAATTTAAAGATACTACGGTAGGTCAATTGTTATTTGGTGCTGCTTCTGTAATAAACCCTACATTAGGAAATGTATTACAAGGAGTAACTTCTCCTAAAGAAGCTATTGAAGCTATTACTAAATCTGACGTTAGTTTAGATGATAAAATAAAGCTACAACAATTAATATATGAACAACAGAATAAAGAGATACAATCTATCACTTCCAGATGGCAAGCCGATGCTTCATCAGATTCATGGCTTTCGAAAAACGTACGTCCACTAGTATTAGTGTGGTGTATAGTTATATTTTCGTTAGCTGGTATTCTTGATAGCATTGAGGACTTGCCTTTTCATATTAATAGCTTATGGAATGATACTTTCGAGAAGGTCATGATGTCAGTAATCTTAGCCTATTTCGGAGGTCGCACAACTGAAAAAGCTACAAAAATATATAAAAAGTAAAACAAAACTTTAACAAGTAATAATAAATATAGTAATAATAATTAAAATTTAATCAAATGAGTAAAAAAGTAAACAAAATCGAAGAACAAGAATTAAAAACAGTTAAAGAACAAACAGGGAAGATACAACAATGTGTATTAGATCTTGGTTCTTTAGAAGTAAAGAAAGCTGAAATTATGCAAGCTTATTCTGAGTTCTTAAAAGAATTAGATGTAACTAAGAAAGAACTTGAAGAAAAGTATGGTCAAGTTAATATCAATTTAACTGATGGTTCTTACGAAGAAGCAAAAGAAGAAGAGAAGACTGAGGAAAAATAAACATGGACTCAGTTATAAGAAAGATAAGTATAGGCGCGGACTATAAAAACGAAGCTATGCATTATTCTATAGGTCAATCAGTTTATGGTGGACATATAATTCATAGTATTGATTTAGATGAAGCAGATAATTCTTATAATATTTATATTAAAAAAGCAGATGAAGTTATGCCATGGAAAAAGTTTAACTCTAACATGGCTATCTCTGTTGAATATGATTTAGAATATTAATGAATAGTATATATGATTTTATTATAACCCCTAAAGAAGGTAGGTATAATAATAAAATAAATATAGATGATAAAGAGCTGATTACCAATACAAGTGTTGAAGACCACAAGATTGTAAGCAGACACGCTGTTGTTAAATCAGTTCCTTTAGCATATTCTTTTGATATTAATGTAGGTGATGAAGTAATAATACATCACAACATATTTAGAAGATGGTATGATATAAAAGGAAATCAAAGAAATAGTAGTCAATATTTTAAAGAAGATTTATATTTTTGTAATCCTAACCAAATATATTTATATAAAAAACAAGATAATTGGCTTCCTTTCATGAATAGATGCTTTGTGATGCCAATAAAAGAAAACAACTCTCTAACAACAGATATTGAAAAGAAATGTGTTGGTATACTGAAAATAGGTAATAGTGAGCTAGAAGCATCTAATATTAACCCAGGAGACCTAGTTGGTTATAAACCAGGTCGTGAATGGGAGTTTGTCATAGATGGCAAGCGAATTTATTGTATGAAATCAAATGATATTGTTATAAAGTATGACTACAAAGGAAACGAAGAAGAATATAATCCAAGCTGGGCGAGTAGCAGTTAAAGAGTTAATCAAAGTTGCTAAAGAACCTATTATAGATTTTGGACCAGACATTTCCGCGGACAGATTAAAGAACGCAGCTGCTACAAAGAAGTTGGCTATATTTGATGCTTTTGAAATATTAAATAGGATTGAAGAAGAACAAAACATGTTAGAAGACAAACCTAAGGAAGAAGTTAAAAAAGAAAAGACCTTTAAAGGTTTTGCAGAAGGAAGATCTAAGTAATGTACAAGCAAACTTTATATAAGATTTTAGATAACCACATTAAACCTAAAATTATTAAACGATTAAATCGTTATAATAAATGGGAATATGGATACAATAAAGAACATGATATAATTGTAATATCAAAGACAGGTAAAATAGGTGATATATATGAGATACAAAATCTTAAAATAGCTTTACCTAAAGAAGAAAATGTTCATAAATTTAAAGAGGATAAATGGGGTAAAACTGAGTATCCAAAAGCTTTAGGTAGAATTAAAACTGTTTTTGACTGGAAAGAATATCCAGAGGATTTTAAAGAAAAATGGTTTGAATATATTGATGAAGAATTTAAAAGACGTGAAGAAGGTTTTTGGTTTTATAATAGAGGTAAAGCTACTTATCTTACTGGCACTCATTACATGTACTTGCAGTGGAGTAAGATTGACGTTGGGGCACCAGACTATAGAGAAGCCAATAGATTATTCTTCTTATTCTGGGAAGCTTGCAAAGCAGATACAAGATGCTACGGAATGTGCTACCTCAAAAACCGTCGTTCTGGATTCTCTTTCATGGCATCCGGAGAAGTTGTAAACTTAGCAACAATATCTAGTGATTCACGTTATGGAATATTATCTAAAACTGGTCCTGATGCAAAAAAAATGTTTACTGATAAGGTTGTTCCTATATCAGTTAATTACCCTTTCTTCTTTAAACCGATTCAAGATGGTATGGATCGACCTAAAACCGAACTAGCTTATAGAGTACCTGCATCTAAGTTCACAAGAAGAAGTATTGAAGCTGGAAGTGAAGCAATAGATTTACAAGGATTAGATACCACGATTGACTGGAAAAATACAGGGGACAACTCTTATGATGGTGAAAAACTTAAGCTACTAGTACATGATGAAAGTGGTAAGTGGGAAAAACCAAATAATATTCTTAATAACTGGCGGGTTACAAAAACAACTCTAAGATTAGGTAGTAGAATTATTGGTAAGTGTATGATGGGATCAACATCTAATGCTTTAGACAAAGGAGGTAGAAACTTTAAAAAATTATATGATAGCTCAGATGTTACAAAAAGAAACCGCAATGGACAGACTAGCTCGGGATTATATTCTTTGTTCATACCTATGGAATGGAACTACGAAGGATACATTGATTCTTATGGCTTACCTGTCTTCGATACCCCA